GGACCCTGGTGGGCCCCTTCCTAACTCAGGCACGCCCCACAGTACTGTAAGGCCAGGCACGCCCCTACTATGCGCCGGGGCTCTAATCTTCAATCACCGCCTTAAACGGTGCTTGGGCTTTGCGGCACGGCCATCACCATCTGCATCGCTGCTTGCGTGCCTGATGGGAAGGTCCCGGAACCTGCCAATGTCATCGTAGCCCCTTGGCTCGTCACGTCAACAATCCCAACCCAAATCAAATCCGCACTACCGGCAGTCGTGCCAGCATATTGTGGGTTGAGGGCTGGGCTCTGGGCCCATTGGGTGTTGATCGCGCAACCAGAATACGTGATAGTTGGCATGACACAGGTAGCTGTCCCTGAGCCACTCCAAATGAGGGTTACCATATATGTGCCTACTGGGCAGTTGCCTTGCGAACCATAGAACCGGAGTGCCGTCCCAGATGTACTCAGCAAATTGCTTAAGTTGCCACCTGACGTGTACCCGGCCTGTCCCATAGGGTTCGTTGACGAGAATGAGGTGTTCCCCAATGTGCCCATCAAAGCCTGTAAAGGCGTGGACAACTCTTTGGGTTCGCTTAACTCAATCTCATATGCACACCATAACTCTCCAATTACGGCGGCGGCCTGCATGCCCACCGTTGCGATGGTGAATACACCCAAGTCGTTAAACCGAATGTCGCCACCTGCCGGCAACGCCCCAGACCGTATGTACATTTCCGACACCGGTAGAGTGGCCGGTGAACATTCAATGAAGTGTGCCCCGGAATTACACGGGGCCACAGAGTCTGAAAACTCATAATTCTCCATTTGAAGTTTATTGGTAAATACGGGCTGAGTGGAGTCGTACTGTGTAGCCATGATGACTGTGCCAAGTGCAGTGTTGGTTGAATTCAGAGCCGTTGCAGATGTCGACTTGAAATACCATACCATGCCAAGTGCACGCCATTTCTGGTACATGCGAGCCAGTGAACTGAACCACGGAAAAGTGGCTGGCAGTCCAGGGTTGATGTTAAAACTAGCGGTGGCGAATGCGGTGGAACCACTGATATCGCCAATGTACTCTCTATGAGTGACAATCACACGACCGCCTTCGCCACGCCGGGCGAACGTCGGGGCAGAATTGCCCATCATCAACGTATTGGACCGCACCTTATAGGCTCCTGATCCAAAGAGTCGAGAAACGACGCCTCCCATCTGTTGACCGATCATCGCACCACTGGGACCGGCAATAGCCCCCCCCAGTAATGCACCCCCTGCTCGCAATAATTTCCCAACGGTGTTCACCCGTGGGGCTGCTTTCTTCTTTTGCTTCCGCTGTGGCGCAGTCTTTGCCACAACATTCCCTCGCTTCTTCTTGTTAGCCATGTTTAGTGTGTTGTTTGTACGGGTGCTCCATGGAACAATCACGAGGTTCCACACGATATGCAAGACAACCCCCCACCAAAAGGGCATGCAGGCCAATATCCCATGTAGGACAGCAGCTTTCAATACCCAAGCCAGTTCCGCTTTATGCACAGTCCCTTCAAAGAGACCATAGCCGGCTCCCAAAGTCAGAGGGTGCACACCCAGGAGACCAGCTCCTAAGCGTTTAAAACTTTCCTCCAACAGGGGAATACCCAAATCGGTAAGTGTGGCAATTTTGGTTGGGATGTCGTATCGTAGGAGTTTCTCAGTGTGTAGGTCGAGCTCACCCCCAACATCAACTGCTATCATATGGCGCAACGTGTACGAGCACCAACCACCATTCATAAACAGATAAGGTGGGAATATTGTCCTACACCTCTCCTCCATGGACACTAAATCAATCAATGGTGTGTTGTATCGCAAACAGAGGAACTCCCAGGTTTCACGGGTGCATTCATGTCGTTCCGTGGCGTGCAACCGTCCCTCCCATTCCTCTGAGCCCAGACTCGTCGGCCGATAGCTGCTAATCAAGTTCGCCAGCAGTACCCGCAATATGGGCACGAAGTGAGCATCCCTCTCGAGGCACAACGCTACTTCACCAGCCCATTGCTTTGCTTTCTCCCAAGGCAAGTTTTTCGGGTCCCAAAAGGTCTTGGCAATGACACGCCCAATCTTAGGTCCCAAGACCCAATCTCCGTTCTCTACGGGGTACATGATTTGGCTGCAAAATTCAAACTCCCATGGCTCAACACATTGGATATCGGATTTCAACCCGAATTCTAACATGAGCTCATCGAAGGCGTGAAGTTGCCTGGGACATACCCATTTAGAGGCAACTGAGCCATTATCATCCCCAAGGACCATGAGATACTCAATGGGCATGTCTAAGGTGGCATAACAATGCCACGTAACAATCCCGTTTAGGACTGAATTACCCCCGGAGGTTTCCGTGTCGCCCGACCGCCGATCGCCATCAACTTTCACCTTCCATGTCCCGGCCTTAGTCCGAAATCGGGCGATCGTTACTTGGCGTGTCAACAACACGTCCACAACAAATGCGGGGCAACCGCAGGCTTCGTAGAGCTTGTGGGCCAGCCCTACGGCCGATTGGGATAATGATGAATCCCATCGGCTAATGTCATTCTTCAAC